GGGCAAATTGCCACCTATGCCAGTGGGTACTTGTATTGGGGTGTGTCAGCAACTAACGGGGCTTACACAGAGCAGATGCGCCTCACATCCACCGGGTTAGGCATCGGCACGAGCAGTCCGACCTATAAACTAGATATTTCCGTAACAACGAATAATGGCATCCGCACAACCTCTAGCGCAGGGCAACAGTCTTACCTTGGCAATACGGGAGGTGAGGCTGTAACAGGTACGCTTAACAATTACGGCTTTGGAATCATCACCAACGGTTCTATCCGTGGATATTTTGACTCCTCCGGCAACGTCGGCATCGGGACGAGTTCGCCGGGATACAAGTTAGACACTAACAACACCTCAGCAGGAACGATTGCGCGATTTGTAAACGGATCAGGTCGTGGCTACGTCCGTATGGACGGCTACGATGACATGACCTTGCAGTTTTACCGCAGAGGATCGTCGGTTGGATTTGTTCAGACTGACTCTTCTGGCACAGAATTGTATGCCGGAACGGCTGGCGCATATCCGTTTGTTTTCTACACCAACAACAGCGAACGCGCCCGCATCACGAGCGGGGGGGCGTTTCTAGTTGCGAAAACAACGTATGGTATTGGGTTGACTGGCTTCCAAGTTGATAGCACAGGCCAAACTGACGTAACAGTAAGTGCGTCAGAGTGCATGAACATTAACCGTGAAACAAACGATGGGGATTTAATTAGATTTAGGCAAGCAAACCTTGTTGAAGGCTCCATCTCCGTCAGCGGCAGCACCGTTTCCTACAATGCTTTTGCAGGTTCACACTGGTCGCAACTGCAAGACGGCAGCAAACCCGATATTTTGCGCGGCACGGTGATGGAGTCAATCAACGAACTTTGTGTGTGGCCGGGTGAAAGCAACGAGCGATTGCCGAAGTCTAAAATCAGCGACACCGCTGGCAGCAAGAAGGTCTACGGCGTGTTTATGGCGTGGGACAACGACTGGACAGAGATGAATGATATGTACGTCACGGCGGTCGGTGCGTTTATCTGCCGCGTCAATGGCAGCGTCACGGTTCAGGAAGGTGACTTGCTTGAGTCTAACGGCGACGGCACGGCGCGTGTACAGGCCGACGACATCATTCGCAGCAGCACCATCGGCAAAGTCACAAGCACGGTCAAGACGCACCAATACGACGATGGTTCTTACTGTGTCCCGACTGTGTTGTATTGCGGTTAATCAGGAGTAAGTAATGTCCGACGCAAAGTTAGAAATGACGCTTGAAGAAGCCGTCGCCATCGTGAATCTGCTGGGTAGCCTCCCGACGAGTCAAGGCGGGTTCCCGCTCTGGCAGAAACTGAAGGCTCAGGTGGAGGCGCAGATGCCTAAAGACGAACCTAAGCCGGAGCAAATGCAATGACAACGATTACATGGAACATCAGCCAATTAGACTGCCTCCCGCAATCAGCGGAGGGTGCGGATTACGTCGTTACTGCGCATTGGCAATGCAATGGCGTAGACGGTGACTATAGCGGTAGCGTCTATAGCACTTGCTCGTTTCCCGTGGTGGAGGGTGCGTCGTTTGTTCCTTACGCTGACCTGACGCTTGATACCGTCCTCGGATGGATTTGGGCAAACGGCGTTGATAAGGCTGCGACAGAGGCGGCGGTGGCGCAGCAGATTGAGAACCAGATCAACCCGCCGGTGGTTTCGCCGGCACTTCCGTGGGTGGCGTAATGGAAGAGATTGAATTGAAGTTGTCGCTCGAGGAGGCTGTGGCCATCGTCAACCTAATCGGCAGCCTGCCGACTGCACAGGGCGCTTTTCCGCTTTGGCAGAAGTTGCTTGGCCAAGTCGAGCCGCACCTTCCGAAGAAAGAAGAAAAGCCGGAGTGATTCATGTCAGAGCAAGAGCGGGCTGATGCCGTGGAAATTGCGCTGTTGAGAAAAGAGATGGAGGCGTTGCAGGCTGACATGTCAGAAGTGAAGGGCGATCTTAAAAAACTCGCCAACGCTTGGGCTACTGCCGAAACGCTCGTCGCTTTTATCAAATGGCTCGCTGGCCTCGCAGCCGCTCTTGCTCTCTTGACCGGCATGTTCAAAGGTTGGTTTATCCCGAAGGAGTAGGAGCGGATGCTCGTACCCATTAATATTCAGCCGGGCGTATATCGCAACGGTACTGACTACCAGAGCAAGAGCCGCTGGCGTGATGCCAGCCTCGTGCGCTGGTACGAGGGAACCATGCGCCCGGTTGGCGGTTGGCGCAAGCGCTCCAGCAGCCAGATGACCGGAATGTGCCGCGGCTTTATCGCGTGGCGCACCAACGGAAACGTGCGCTGGATTGGCGCCGGTACGCACAACAAACTGTATGTGATGAACGAGGCGGGAACGCTGACGGACATCACACCGGCTGCAGGCTTTACGCCGGGCGTGGCAGATGCCACGCTTAACTTAGGTTATGGCGGCGGCCCTTACGGATTGTTCGCATATGGCACAGCGCGACCGGATACCGGCACGGTGGTGCCAGCCACGACGTGGAGCATGGACAACTGGGGCGAATACCTGCTCGCCTGCTCCAATGCTGACGGCAAGATTCTCGAGTGGGACTTGGACACAAACAATGACGCCGCGGCGTTGACCAACGCACCGATTGACAACAAGGCGGTGCTAGTCACGGCAGAGCGGTTTGTGTTCGCACTCGGCGCTGGCGGCAATGCCCGCAAAGTAGCCTGGTGCGATCAAGAAAATAACACGCTCTGGACGCCAGCCGTGACCAACCAAGCCGGTGATATTGAGCTTGAGACGCTTGGCTCCATCGTGGCTGGCAAGCGACTGCGCGGCGTGAATTTGATTTTTACGGACGTGGACGTACACACCGCGCAGTATCAGGGGCCGCCGTTTGTATACGGCTTTGAGCGCATTGCAACCGGCTGCGGCGTGATTAGCGCGCAGGCGGTAGCGGCGGTGGAGTCGGTTGCCTACTGGTGGAGTCCATCGGGCTTCTTCATGTACGACGGATTCGTTCGCCCCATTAAGTGCGACGTACTGGACTATGTGACGAACAACCTGTCGCAGCAGCAGAAGTCCAAGGTGTACGCAGTGGCCAACAACCAGTATGGCGAGATCTGGTGGTACTACCCCAGCGCTTCAAATACTGAAGTGGACTCCTATGTTGCGTACAATTACCGTGAGGGGCATTGGACTATCGGTAGCCTTGCGCGCACCGCTGGCACGGATCGCGGCGTGTTCAACTATCCGCTGCTGGTATCCGCCGATGGGTACATCTATGAGCATGAGGTTGGCGTTGAGTATGACGGCGCAGCGCCTTATGCCCAGACCGGCCCCATCGAGTTTGGTGGTGGTGATCGCATCATGGTGGCTCGCCAGTTGATTGCGGATGAGAAAACAGAGGGGTCTGTTGGCGTGCAGTTTAAAACACGCTTCACGCCGCTTGGCTCCGAGGTGGTCAAGTCTTACACCATCGACAGCCCATACACTCCGGTGCGATTCAGTGGCCGTCAGGTTGAGATGCGAATCACTGCCGCATCACCAGCTACGGATTGGCGAGTTGGAACCATGCGCCTAGATGCTGTGGCAGGCGGTGAGCGATGAGCGAAGCAGAGGGGTTTGAGTTTATTAAGCCGTTCCGAGAATTGATTGAGCGCGCGCTGGCTGAAAACTATGGCCAGTTGAACTACAACGATGTCCTCGAGGGCATTGCGCGCGGTGAGTATCAATTCTGGGCGGCTGAGAACTCCTGTGTACTCACGACCATCGACATATTCCCGCGCCTCAAGCAACTCACGGTAATCCTTGGCGCAGGGGATCTGAATGAGATAAACGAAAACATCCGCCCGCTTGTTGAAGACTGGGCGCGCAGCATTGGTTGCGACACGATGTTGATCATGGGCCGCCCCGGTTGGCAGAGGGCGCTTGAGGGCTACAGACGCACCGCGGTGGTGCTAGAGAAGAAACTATGAGTAACCTGTTTAAGTCCAGCAAGAAAGAAACCAGCACGACGCAGATAGACCCGGCGGTTTATCAAAGCGTCCTGCAGAACATCGAGATGGCCAACCAGTTGGCCAGCATTCCATTCACGCCTTATCAGGGCTTGCTGACCGCGCCATTCACGCAGGACTACATGCGCGGCGAAGCCATGACTCGCGCCATCGCGCAGCAGGGCGGCTATGTTCCCGAGCTGGAACTTGCCTCGCAGCAGTTGCAGCGTGATCTTGGATTCCAACCGGAGCGTGTGCAAGCTGGCCAGATTCAGTCTCAGTTTGAGGCGCCACTGGCACAGGCCGAAAGGGTGACACCGGGCACCGCAGTTGAGCGCGTGATGGCTGGCCAAGTTGGTACGCAGTTTGCGCCTGAGCGAGTCTCGGCGCAGCAGATTGCCTCGCAGTTCAATGCGCCTGGGGTGCAGACGCAGTTTGCCGCTCCGACCGTTGGCGCTGCCGCTGCCGCTGGCCCTGCTGGCGTTGGCAACATATCGGCTGACCAACTGCGCCAGCAGTTTGCTGCACGCGATGTCAACGCCCCGCAGATTGCCTCCCAGTTTGCTGCGCCGACTGTGCAGGGCGAGCGCCTCGGCACGCAGTTCTCTGCGCGTGACGTAACTGGGCCGGGTGCTGCTCCTTCGGTGCAGGGCGCCTCCTTCTTGGGGCGTGACTTGGCGGCTTACCAGAATCCGTACCAGCAGCAGGTCATCGAGGCTGGACTGTCTGACATCGACCGCGCAGAGGCTGCACGGCGTCAACAAATTGGCGCTCAGGCTACTGCCGCTCGAGCGTTTGGCGGATCACGCCAAGCCGTGCAGGAAGGTATCGCCGCTGGCGAGGCTGCGCGTGAGCGCAACCGCTTTATTGCCGAGCAGCGCGCGCAGGGCTTCCAGCAGGCCGCGCAGTTGCGTGAGGCTGATGTTGGCCGTGAGCAGCAGGCTGCTCTGGCCAACCAACAGGCCGCGCAGAATGTCATGCAGTTGGCGCAGACTGGCCAGATTAGCAACCAAGAGCGCGACCTGCGGTTGCAGCAGTTGGGACTGACGGCTGGTCAGACCAACGTACAGACCGGAATGCAGGCGCAGCTGGCCAATCAGGCCGCTGCACAGCAGGCGCAGCAGTTGGGTCTCACGGCGCAGCAGGCGAACCAGCAGGCCGCCTTGGAGGCTGCACGGCTGAACCAAGCCCGTGACATCACCGGCTCGCAGTTTGGCTTGACGCAGGCTCAGGCGAACCAGCAGGCTGCTCTTGAGGCTGCCCGCGCCAATCAGGCGGCACAGTTGCAGACTCAGCAACTTGGTACGCAGACTGGCCAGTTCAACGTCGAGCAGCAGATGCGCGCGCAGTTGGCGAATCAGGCGGCGCAGCAGCAGGCCCAGCAGTTGGGGCTGACCGGACAGCAGTCAAACCAGCAGGCGATGCTGCAGGCGCAGCAGATGGGGCTAACCGCCGGGCAGGCAAACCAAGAGGCTGCCTTGCGTGCTGCCCTTGCCAACCAGCAAGCAGCCCAGACTGGTCAGCAGATGGGCTTGCAGGCTGGGCAGTTCAACGTGCAGGCTGCGATGGATGCGGCACGCTTGAACCAAGCCGCTGGGCTGCAGGCGCAGGGCATGACTCAGGCGCAGCAGCAGTTCAACGCACAGCAGGCCAATCAGATGGCGCTGGCCAATCAGGCTGCACGCCAACAGGCGCAGCAGATGGGAATGACCGCGCAGCAGTTCAACGCGCAGCAGGCGATGCAAGCGGCTCTGGCCAACCAAGGCGCAGGGCAGCAGGCGGCGCAGTTCCGCATGGGAGCTGCTGGCCAGTTGGGTCAGTTTGGCCAGCAGGCGTTGCAGAACCGCTATGGCGCGGCGCAGGCGCAGCTTGGGCTTGGTCAAGCGCAGCAGGGGCTCATGCAGCAGTACCTCGACCGGCAGTATCAGGAGTTCATGCGCCAGCAGAACTACCCGTTGCAGCAGTTGGCGATCCGTCAGGGTGCGATTGCGGCGAGTCCGTTAAACCAGACAACGACCGGCAAGGTGACAAGCAGCCCGAGCATTATGCAGTCCATTGGGCAAATCGGGCAGGCTTACAATGCCTGGTCGGATGAGACCATGAAAAAGAATATCTCTAAGGTGAAGAACCCGCTTGATAAGGTAAATCGCCTCAAGGGAATTGAGTTTGAGTGGGAAGACGAATACAAGGATGACGTAGAAGAGAACGGGCAGGAGTCCGAAGGCAAGAGCGTGAGTGTGTCCGCGCAAGATGTGGAGCGCGAGATGCCGAATGCGGTCATGCGTGCCAGAAACGGGAAAATGATGGTAGACATGCCGAAGGTTGTCGGATTGCTTACTGAGGCAGTCAAGGAACTTGACGCCAAGGTGGAAGGCAAGAAGCGCAAGAGGATGAAGTAATGCAAGTCTCAAACGACCCGACAATTTTCAGTGCAGAAACAAACCCGTACAAAAGACTTAATGAAAAGAAAAAAAATCGTCTTTTTGACATATTAGATAAACTTTCAAGCGCAGCAGACGCTGGTGGGTTTAACGAAGAAGAAGACTTGTCTTCGTTTTTAAGAACCCCTCGCGCTCAAAAAGGCGGGGCTCCTGCGTATGACCCGAATAAGTATTATGGCGGAATTTATAGCATGTACGGCGGTCGCAAGGTTCGCGGCGGCCTTTTAGGAGATTGACATGGCATTGCTCGACATTTTCAGAAACATAAACGAAAAAATGGGCAAGCGCGCCGAAGAAAACATCGGCGGACTTCTCGGCCTAAAGTGGGAAGACATGACCGAAGAAGAGCGCAAGCAAGCGCGCCGATTGTCCCGCATGGCTGCATTTGAAAGTCTTGCAAGCGGCAGATCTCCAATGCCGCGCATCGCTGAAGCGGCGCAACTTATTGGAGCGCAGCGCGCAAAGCGTCAAGAGGCAGAGACTGCTGGGCGTGCCGTGCAAGATATCAACCAAGCACAAGCCGCCATCGCTGGCAGACTTGGCGCTCGAGGCGCAGACGTTGGCGAGCAGACGCAACTTGAAGAAGTGCGCCCAATGGCTGGCATGAACCTGCAGGCTTTGTTGGCATCGCCTGCTGGTGCTGCTGCGTTGCAGTCCAATCCGCAACTTGCCGAGATGATCAAGCAGCGCACCGGCTACCAAGTCGCTGGCGCTGATATTTTCAATCGAGAGACTGGGCAGTTTGTGCCACGTCCGGGTGCTGCACCCGCCGCTCGTGGTGGCGCTATGCCAGCAGCCGGTGGCGCTCCTGCAGCCGCTGGTGGTGGTCAACGGTTCCGCGTTATGACGCCGGAAGAGATGCGCGCTGCAAATCTGCCGGAAGGCACTTCTGCCCAGGTTGATACGCAGACTGGCGCTGTAAAAGTGCTGTCTGCCGTTCCGGCGTCGCAGCGCATTAGCGAGGCAAACAAAAACACGGCTGTCAGCAGAGTTGAAAACATTGCAACGCGAATTGCTGGGCAGCTTGACAAGGTATTTACAGGCGGCCCGCTTGGCGTCGTTGGCGCGTTGAGCAGAATATTCGACTCGCAAGATGCGAAGTTGTTTGAGTCCTACAGACAGCAATTGTCTGCAGCACTTCGATCTGCTCTTCGCATTCCGGGTGAAGGCGCACTGTCCGACTACGAACAACGCCTCTATGGCCTGCAGTTGCCGGAGTTGTCGCAGAGTGGTGCCAACAACATCCAGATCCTGCAGAGCTTGATTGACCAAGTGCGCCTTGCCGCATCTCAAGAGCCGACGGCACCTGCCATGCCAGCAGGGGCTGACTATATATTCCAAGGCGGCAAGTTAGTGCCTGCCAAGAAGAGGTAAAGCAATGCCTACCGTATTCGTTGAGGGTATCGGTCGCGTCTCGTTCCCTGACTCCATGTCAGAGAAGGAGATTGAAAACGAAATCAACAAGATGATGCGCCGCGGCTCGGAAATGAGCGGTCTTGAGCGCTTTGGTCGTGGTGCCTTGCAGTCAATTACAGACATCGGATATGGCGCGCGGCAACTTGGCGCAGAGGCTGGTGCAGCCGCTGGACTTGTCTCGCCAGAAACTGTGCAGCGCTTGCGGCAGGAGCAGGACGTGCGCGCCATAGAGGCTGCACCGTTTATGGACACTGGCGCAGGGCAGGCTGGCTACATGCTCGGTTCTGTCGGCTCCATGTTGATCCCAGGCATGGCGCTTGGTCGCGCTGCTGGCGCAGCCGGTCGCGTTGGACAGGCGATCTCTGCGCCTCGTACATTGGCCGGGGCTGGCGCAGTCGGTGCGACTATGGGTGCAGTGCAGCCGGTTGGTACGCAAGATGAGCGCTCGCTCAATGTCGGTATTGGCGCTATTGGCGGCATGGCTGGACAGGCTGCCGCTCGAGGGCTTGCGCGACTGGCGCAGCCGACAACCAGCGCTGCTGCTCCGCAAGTTGAGCGCGCTGCACAGCGGCTACAGACCGCTGGCGTGCCGGTGGATCTTGCCGAGCGTGCGGGTTCTGAAAACTTGCGGATGGTGCGCCGCTTCCTAACAGATAACCCCATCTCTGCTGGCGTTATGAGAAAGGGGCAGGATGCCACGCAGACTGCTTTTAATCGTGCCGCACTCAAATTGATTGGCGAGCAAGGCGACGCTGCACTTCCAGAAGTGTTGTCTCGCGCTGATGATCGTATCGGCAGCGTCATGGATGACATTGCAGCGCGAAACAAAATTAAAATTGATGACAAGATGGTTGATGACCTTGTTGAGATTGAAGAGTTCGCAAGGATGACATACGACCCGAAGGTGCTGACTCCATTTAGAAATCAGGTTGACAACATACTTCAAAAGCTGCAAGCCGGGGATTTAATTGACGGCGAGGCTTATCAGAAAATAAGAAGCGCAGCGGCAAACTTAGGTAAAGAAAACCCTGCACTGGTTGGCATATCCCGCAAATTGCGGGAAACCGTAGACGCCGCGCTTGAGCGAACTGTTGGCAAGGCTGACGCAGATGCACTGAAGCAAGCGCGCAAGCAGTACCGCAACTTGATGAAGTTACTTGACTCCATCGGCACGTCTGAGACTGGCGATATCAGCATTCCGCGACTTGCTGCGGCCACGTCCACCAAGCGTGAGCGTGGCGCTGCATTGATGAATCGTGGCGATGCGGATATGGCGCGCTTGGCGCGTAGTGCCATGACCATGCGCGATGCCTTCCCGCAGTCTGGCACGGCTCCGCGATCTGCACTGCAGACTTATGGTCAGGCGTTGATTCCGGGCGCTGCTGGCGCCGGTTATGGTGCGCTGCAGGGAGAGACTCCGAGCGAGTCAGCCATTGGCGCAATTGGTGCTGGCCTGCTTGGCCTTGCCGCTCCTCGTGCAGCCGCTCGCGCCTATCAGAATCCGGCGCTGCAGCAGTACATCCTGCGTGGCATACAAAACGACCCGCTGCGCCGTGCCATGCTCTCGAGCGGATTGCGCGGTGGGCTGACATACGGTGCGCCCGCTGGCCTTCTTACTCCGGGGAAGTAGCGCATGGAACTCTTTGAGATCTTCACGCGCGCATGGCCAGTCATTCTGGCGCTGATCACGCTGATCATCGTGCTGTCCAAATTAGACCTGCGCGTGGCAGTGCTGGAAGACAAGATCAAGACCTTATTTGACCTGATTAACAAGGGGAAATGACCATGATGGAAACCCTACTGGGCGGCGTGTTTGGCGGCTTGCTGCGACTGGCTCCAGAGGCGCTCAAGTTCTTTGACGCCAAGAACGAGCGTGGGCATGAGCTCAAGATGCTCGAGGCAGAGATGAAGTTCGCACAGGTGAAGGGCGAGATTGCCATGAAGCAGACTGAGGCGCAGATGACCATGGCAGAGGTTGGCGCCATTGAGCAGGCATTCAAGGAGCAGAGCGCGACGGCACAGGCTGCTGGTTCTGTGGTAGCTGCTATCTCTGCGCTGGTGCGCCCGCTGACCACCTATCTCTTCATTAGCGCTTACGCCGCGGTGAAGGTGGCGGCATTCTTGATTGCACTCGAGCAAAACGGCGACTGGAAGCAGGTGGCCACCACAATCTGGGGCGCCGATGACATGGCTGTACTTAACATGATCATCAGTTTCTGGTTTGTCGGTCGCGTCTATGAACGCACTCGATGAGGCGCTTGAACTAGCCGCTGACTTATGCAGACACTTTGAGGGCTTTAGTGCGAAGCCGTACATCTGCCCGGCTGGGTATCCCACCATCGGGTACGGCACGGTCTACAAGCCAGACGGCACCAAAGTATCAGCGGATGATAAACCTATCAGCCGCGAGTTGGCCGACCAGTGGCTTTTGTCCGAGCTGCGGAACAACTACGGCGCAGGGGTGTTGAGAACATCGCCAAACTTGATAAGGCACCCGAAGGCTTTGGCAGCGATCATTGATTTTGCTTACAATCTCGGAGTCCCGAGATATCGAGCCAGCACGTTACGAAAGCGAGTGGAGGCAGAGCAGTGGGACGAGGCAAGGCAACAGTTGATGCGATGGACAAGAGCAGGCAGTCGCGTGCTGCCCGGTCTAGTGCGTCGGCGGAAAGCGGAAGCGGACTTGTTGCCATGAATCCGCGCAGCGATGGCGTGCCGCGGCAGTTCCAACTGGCTGGGCACACCATCGCGGTCAACCTCGTCACGCCGCGCAAGTGGAAACACGGCAAGAATTGCGTTGGCATCTGGCTACCCGGCGACTACAAGATCGAACTACTCTCAAGCTGCAAGGGGTCTAATCGTCAGCAAGTGTTTTGCCACGAGGCAATACACGCGATGCTGGATATAGCAGGACACGACGACCTGTCGCGCGACGAACAACTCGTTGACAGGCTCGGCCACCTGCTACAGCAGATGCTGACCACCATGGAATGAAACGCCACCTCATTATCCCTGACACGCAGATTCGGCCAGAGTCGAACACGGCACACATAAACTGGGCAGGCGAGGCGATCCTCGAATATCGCCCTGACGTAGTGATCTGCCTAGGCGATTGGTGGGACTTCCCAAGCCTTAACAGTCACGCAGAGAAGGGCAGCGCAGAGCTAGAAGGCACGCGCTATCAGGCTGACGTGGACGCCGGTAATGAGGCTTTCCGTCTTCTAAATTCTTACTTTAAGAAGACGCGCAGCAAAACGTGGAAGCCGCGAAAGGTGTTTCTCGAGGGCAACCACGAGAACCGCGCAAACCGTATTGCAAAGAATGACCCCAAGTGGCAGGGCATTATCGGATCGCAGAACTGCCAGACGCTGGACTGGGAGCGGCACAAGTTTCTAAAGATCGTCGAGATTGACGGGATTGCCTACTGTCATTACTTCCCGAACCCGTTTAGTGGTAAGCCGATTGGCGGCACCATCGTCAGCCGCCTCAACAACATCGGAAAGTCATTTGTGCAGGGTCACCAGCAGGGCTTTCTGTACGCCAGCAAACAGTACCCGGATCACGTCAAGCATGGACTGGTAGCCGGTCGCTTTTACCTTGAGAGCGAGGGCTACCGTCCAGATGATGTGCAAACGTCCGAGTGGAACGGGATAGTCGTGCT